GCAACGATGGAGAGACGTGCGGCCTCAATCAATGCACGCTGCAGCGTCTTGAACGGGGCCGTCTTGGAATAGCCAGCAGTGATTTGCTGGTTTGTCAAAATAGGCGTGGCAGTGCCATCAGCAACGCCACTTTCCCAGTCATCAGTGCCAATCTCAGGATCTACATACAAACACGTTGTGCTAACGCCTTGAGACGTGCCGCCGGAGTAACGCCGAGCCGCAATGGCAATAGCAGCAATCTGTTCGCGAAACTGTGCCTGCGTAATGTCAATATCATTAATCGCACCAGCTTGACCAGGCAATGTAATGGCTGTCATATGCGTTCTGATGCGTCTTTACGATTATGAGCCCATTCTAAGCTGAATTGGCCCCGTAGTAACAAAATTGGCTGTTCCAACAATAAGCTCTCCAGCTCTTGTATTCACTGCGCTATTGGTAATGAGGATGTCAGTTTCGTAAAACAAATCCCCTGGCAGTAGCTCTGGACGTTCAACACGCTCTTCTCTTCCATAGATCATATAGAACTGCGCTTGTGCTTTACAGCCCTTTTCCGTAAGTAACAAAAGTTGCATCAATGACGTGGCATCATACGCATCTTCAGAAGATTGCCTATCCACATAAAAATCAAAACTTCCTCCTCCTGTAATAATTGATTTGATATTTTCACCAAACATGTCTCCCACTGAAGTGGTATTGATACCATCGGCAGTTAAATCAAGACTCCATTCCTCAACCAAACCTTGGATAACCCATGGGAAGCCATTCACCCATCGACGTGGTGATAATTCAGCATTGTCATATTCCGCAGTACTTGCAACTGGTTGTAAGTACAATGGAGGAAAGTCACAAATGCTCTCTAACGTCGCTTCGTCTCGAACGTCGCTAAATCTGTAGTCCCCCGCCGCAGCTATACATTCAGCCATTGCGTTGTCATATTCTTCTGTGCCCGCTGCAGATAACAGGATGTAATTAAAGTCAAGCTGCTTGATGTCAACGCGATCAGCAGCGGCTCCTTTCAGCGCTTTTGCCCTGGTGTCATAAAGGCTAATGCGATCAAGTCTGTCACGATAAATATAATATTTGGCACTATTAATTGGCTCGCCCCTGTTATAAAAGAAGGAAGAGTCCGTGGTGTAGTATTGATCGTCTTCGCTCGTTACATGCGTTCTATTGTCTCCCAGTTCCCAATAAGAGCCAAAATAACATCCCACACCATTAGGCGAGGCACTCGTTGATAGCGGCAATCCGTTTGGCGAAAACAGCCTCACTTCATCGCCGTTCCAAAACTCTTGACTCCTTACTAAGAAAGAGTCAATATCAGATCGTAGTGTTGATATGGAAAGGATAATTGGAGATGGAGCGTCACGGCGAAGCCTGACAATTCCATTGACGCCAAGGACCGCCATAATTAGAAGCCACCGCTAATTGGGCCAGACACTTGGAAGGAAATAGAGCAAGTTTGAATGTCGGCTACGCTGACACTAGGAGATGCGCCAGTAACAAAAGCATTACAACTTAATGTTTTGCCTCCTGCAGAATCCAAAACAAATTCAACGCTTTGCTCTGCGCTTGTGTCATCACCAAAAATACTATTCAGCAATTGCACTGCACCGCCTTCGCTGGGATCATACATTAGCTCTGCACTGCCTGTTGAACCTCGCACCCCCGATACATAAGTGCGATCATTGCTACCAAGGTCCGTATCTTCCAAAGCATCTTTACTTACGGACAGAGACCACGAACGAACTTTTCCGATGGCACTTCCGTTCCAACGCAATGCGCCATTCTTTCCAGTGAGAACTGCCAAGGTCTTTTCCTCTATTTGTGTTTAGTTTAGCTAGAAATCACGAGTGGCTTCAAGAACCACGCGAACACTGCTAATGCCAGGCTTTACACGTTGCAGTTGTGGAGGCTCAGAAAAATGCCAAATGAGAGCATCGCCCCCATCAGACAGATAGGCGGACAGATCACTGCTTGCCCCATCGAAAACAATGGAAGAAAGAGAGAGGCTTTCCAATTGTCCCTTTGCTAGCTTCCAGCTATTCAAGAATTCCACTGCCGTAGCATCAGGAAGATTATCAAAATTTAAACTTAAGACTGCTCTTGATCCTCTATTGCCAAAGGCCCTGCGTGACACTACACCACTTAATGATGTGTTGGTTTTAATTGGAAATTCTGGCGCCGTAAAATCCATTGAGGACGGCGTAACTTCAGGAAATGCCACCATAATTAAGCCTCAGTCCAATAAGAAGAATCGCTCCATTCAGCATAAAGCCGCAACGTGCCATCTTCTAGAAGAGGGGTGTGAATGGCTTCAATTTCATAACCATCTTCTGTTGGCTGAATGGAATCAATGCGATAGGTGCGAGTGAGAATTTCAGAAGTTTTTACAGTGAATACAATGCCTGATGGAGAAGCAACAGTTCCTCCATTGCTGACAACTAAAGTGCCTTCTGCAACTTCTGCAGATTCCACTCCAGTCCAGTAAATCACATCATAATTACCGTCATTCAATGGAACAGAAGAAATCAATTGCCCATCATTAGTGACAGCGCCATTAGTGTATTGATTGTAATGCGTGTAATCCATTGCCACTTTGATAAAATCACCTGGCGCCAAAGGACTAATTAATGCTTCATAAGTGGTTTGAAGTTTGACCGTATGATCAGCCAATCGCCGCGCTCCAATAATGTAACGTGCAGCTTTAATTGCATGATCTTCACTAGTGCAATATTCAGAAAGATCAACGCTTTCAACTGGACCCTCTCCCCATTCTGAATGGTAAATCAGACGCTCTTGAGGCTCAGGAAACAATCCATAAGCAGGGTCTGTACTTTCAGAAGGCGCTGAACCACCATAGCGTTCCGTCCTGTATTTTACGCTCACAGCAAATGGTTGACGTTGCTCTGCTTGTGCCGTAGTTAATTCCATGCTGGTGCAATTACCTGCTGTAAACAAACCACGAATGTCAGGCTTTTCTGGAATGGCTTGTTCTAAGAAAAACACGCCTCCTCGTTCAATAAGAAGCAAACCATGTGTTGCTGCAGTATCTGCGGCCCATTGCCTCCAATTTACATTGCTAAGTTTGGGGCCATCGTAGAAGAAGCGATTGTCAAGACAAAATTGTGCTGCTGCAGTGAAAGATGCAGTGTCAACTTGCTCTGCGCTAATTTCATTACCAAGCCCATAGCGAGTGTTGAGCATAAAATCGTATAAAATCTCTGGGAACAAATGCGTTGCTTCCGTTCCACCTAGCAAGCGATCCACTTTAATACCGCCCGTTATGTAGGCGGAGAACTGCGAGAACTGTGACCATTCTTGCGTGGCGCGAACATTGACACCAACGAGGCACATATTGTCGTATTGAGGCACCGAGTCATTGGGCTGAAGCACATTGACATAAGTTATTTCGTGCTCGGGGGCAGAAGAGCATGACGTGGAGATTTCGTCATAAACAAAGAATTCAGCAGCGCGTGCATAACGATCTAGATAGGTGCCATCAAAGTTGTCGTTGTAGTCGCCCTCGGTCCAGCTCAGTCCAATTTCACGCTTAGGGCGCAAACCCTGCAGGTCGAATATTTCATCAAACTCCCTTGCATCTAAGAAATACCCCTTGGCCCAAATGCTGCCAAAATCAAAGCGAAGTCGCGTTTGCAAGATAACAGCGGGATCACCGCCTGCATCTAGTAGAAACACTTGGAAGTTTTGATTGCGCAATTCCCAGCTAGAAATAGGCTCAATGCGTGCTTCCCATGTGGCATCACCGTCCATTGCAAAGCGCAAGTAATTAAAAACCGGCGTTTCCTTGGCGCTCGCTACGCAAAAGATGACATTACTTGTGCCGATAAATGCCGCTTCGTTTGAAACATCAGAACGCAGCGTAACGCGGAATAGGCTATAGCGAGTCTCAGGCGTCGTAACTGTGCCAGACGTAAAAACCGAATTGGCTAGGTTTTCAGTGGCAGAAATGTTAGCAAACGCATCAGCGGCTTTCCAATTGATCACTTCATATCCCGAAGCATTTTCCGTAAGGGCAGTGCCATCGGTTTCTGCATCTACACGTGCGTAAATAAAACGAGTGGTGTTGTCTGGCTCAAACCAAACGAATCTCACCACATCTCCAACAACATAACCCTCGCCTTCATCCCCGCTAGCAGGAGCAAGGTTTTGCAAAACCCCTCCCGACACGTTAAAGCTGACTCGCAGTCCGCTTCCGAGTCCAGAACCGCTTTCGTTGGAAGTGGCAACTGATACGGTCCCCCAATCCTGAAGTCCTGTTAGGTCATTGGTTGGGTTAAACGTGCCGGTTACGGTGGTCAGAGATGTGACAGAGCCACCCGCGCTATAGCTTGTTTTTTCGCTTGGTATATCAGCGAAATTGCATAAGCCTTGTAGTTGCATCGCAATGGTGCTGCGTATTCCAAGCTCGAAATAGCGCGTGGGACGATTAAGGCGAACGCTACCAAGAGCGCAACGGAAAAGTTGCGGAAACGAGGATGCCGTATAATAGCGCTCACCGATTTCACCTGCAGCAAAGTTCAGTCCAGGCGTATCAAAGCGCCAGATCTTTGATGGACTAACGTCAGATGTTTCGCCAGGAAATATCCGACGCGCACCATTGAGATCAAATAGTCGTGTGTCAACAATGTCTTGCCCAGCGATGCCGACTGTACCAGCCCTGATCACCTTGAATGTGTAATAAGCACTCTTACCTCTACTAGACGCACCTGCTGGATCTTCGCTTGGATCGGCACCAATTTCTTCTGACGTGTCTGGGCCGTAGTCACTTTCGCTAATAAATAGCGAATCACGGCGAGTCAAGATTGCTAAACAAGAGCCAACTTTGTACAGCTCGCCCTCGCGCAAGTTGGAATCGTACTGCTTTTGCCTGCCTGCTACAGACTGCCCCACGGCAATCAACGTTTCCTCGCCGTCTGCAGATTGTGCAGTGTTATCACTGTTGCGGGAATTCACTTTAATCGATGGATCTTTTTTGCCCGCATACACTCCATCCGATTTGGAGCTAAGCATATAGATAAACGTATCGCCAACTTGCAGGTCAATTAGCGTTCGCGGAGTGCTACCGCGTGATGTGCTAATAATGCCAGATTTGCTGCTATAGCAGTATTTGTATTTCCATGCTTCCGCTACTGCCTGTGCATCATCATCTGCCCTGTAAGTGTTGTCCCGTACTTGCAGATTGCGCAATGGACGGATGCGTGGATTGATGCGATAGCCCAAGCCGTTTGCCATGGGTGCATAAAGTCCGAACGACGTGGAGGTGCTCGGTTTGTACGCTCCGCAAAATACCGGCTGGAAATCATTGGAGCCAATGTCAGCTCGGTAAATGTCAGGACCATATCCACCAAGCGCACCAATGTCTTCTGTGCTGCCGGAGACGTAATTCCCAATTGCCATACGTCCGCCATTGCTGACGCTGTAAATAGCAATGCGCTGGGCAGAACCTTCAAATGAATAGGCGCCAAGGGTGTTGTTGCCAATTCCGAAACTAAAAGGATGGATGCTTTCAATCTCGCCCTCAGACACCAAAAACATTGCACGCAGCATTTGACTGCCGCCTAGTGACCAGATTTGGCTCCACAACAAAGGAGTGCTAACGCGCGTGCCGCCGTACCACTGTCCGTCAAGGAATTCACGCTTAGCGTAGATTAGTGGGATGGGATCGCCAAGAGGAGCAATATCTTGAACCGCCTCAAAGCCATACGTTGGAGCAAAACTCGATGGATTACGAAGCGTATCTCCTTGTCGTTGTCTTGTTCTTAGTTCGCCTTGTTCTGTTGGCGAAGGACGTGGTACTAAAAAGATTGAGACAATAGTAAGGCCAACGCTAATTGCCGTGAGGGCAAGACTGATGGCTGCATAAATAGCCGCCTCCGTGCCAGCAATCACTGCAGGTCTTGGCCCCTCCACCGCTCGGCGCTGCACCTCTGCCTTGTACCAACGCATCTCCTCTTCGCTAAGCCCCAAAAGCTCAGCAATGTACCTATCTTGAGGAAGAAGAGAATGCTTCATTTCCAATGAAACCAATTGAATTGACGCATCATATTAGACGGGAGCCAACGCACGCCTTTCTTGTGACTAACGTGCAATAAGCCTCCTTCAATAATTACAGCAGCGCCAATTTGGTCGGGCGTTTCAAATATCATAAACGCACCATCGCAAGGTTTTTGAACAGGCTCTAAATGTTCCTTAATTAAGGAATTTATTTCAGAATGTGCGCCAGCCTCCGCCAGCGCAATTAAGGCTTTTGTTTCATCAGTTCTTGGCACAGGCAAGCCCAAGCTTTCGCGAATACGAACCACCATTAGCAAGCAATCGCAACCTTCGTCAACCATGGGATCATCGCCAGTGCGATGAGGCTTCCCTATCCATCTATACCAGTTCATGAGATGACCAACGTGCCAGAGCTTGGAGCGCTACCAATTAACACGCGAGAAAGGAAGCGTCCTGGGCCTTGCTTAGTAGCATCGCTAGGGCCACGTAAAACGAACGTAAGCATCTCTTGATCTTGACTAAAACTTCCTACCACCCATAGCTCTCTAGAAATTGTTGCCACTTCAACAAAAGAACTAATATTCACTTGTCTTGTTGTCACTTCAGCAATGTAACGATTATCCGCTGCTTCTTTAGCATAGTTCAAGGAAATTGTATTAACTGGCGTCATAAGATTGGCCTGTGAACGCTCGCCAGCAGTTTGTCCAGCACCTTGTCCATAGCCAAAAGGCAGAAAATCACTTGGTCTGTCCACGTAGAAGTTTTGCCATAGCGGACTAGTAGTTGCAAAGGTTTCGCGATTGCGAAACTGAAGATAGTTGACAGTTGCAACGGACATCAGCCCATCCCCACACGCTTACGAGCTTTTACGCTATTTTGCAGCGAGCTTAATGCCAGCTCTCGCCCGCGTAAGGCAGATTGCGCTGCCATGCGTTCTGCTTGATCGCGAGTGACATATTCCACATTGTTAATCACTTGCGACTGGTATTCAACATTAATTTTAGCTGGTTTAGCGACAAGTTCTTCGATGTGGCGCATTTCAGAACGACGCTCACTTAATGTGCGTTGCTCCATTACTTGCATGCGCGTAGCAGCAACTGCTTCTGCGGCAGCGGCTACTGTGCGACGAGCAGCAGATGGACTTCCAATAGAGAAGATGGAGTCTTCATCATCAACAGTGTCCATGTTTGCATTGCCGCCTGCGTTGGCTACGGCCTTGCGGGAGGCATCGTACATCGACACGCCAAGACGACCATCAGGGCCACGCTTAAGAGGCATGATGGCTTCAGGACCAGCTTCTCCCATTAAGCCCATGTTGATTTTGCCGCCATCGGCAAACTGGAAGAAAGTAGGAGAGGAAACAATGCAACCATCAGC